CGAGTTCGTGTTCGTTGCTTGGGTCTTCACACAGAAGATAAAGAAACACTTCCTATTGAAGATTTACCATGGGCGATGGTTATGATGCCAACAACATCCGCATCAGTATCACAGATTGGTCACTCACCATCAGGACTACTTAAAGGTTCATGGGTCATGGGTTTCTTTAGAGATGGCGAAGGATGTCAAGAACCAGTTGTCATGGGTTCATTTAATGGGTATCCTATAGAACGTCCCAATACAGATTTAGGATTCTCTGACCCAAGCGGAACACATCCTACTGAAATTAATGAACCAGATACTTCTCGTTTAGCAAGAGGCGACAAAAGGTCAAAACTTTATACAACAAGAATTGATGGTGTTAATAAAGGACACCGTGTAGATGGAGAAGGTCCTAACGGTAAACCTTCTATAGGAAAGAAAAACATTGCTTGGAGTACTGACACATGGACTCCTTCTGCAGTTCCTTTCAATGCAAGATACCCATACAATAAAGTTTATCAAACTGAAAGTGGACATGCTTTAGAATTTGATGATACTCCTGATAATGAAAGAATTTTATTATTTCATCGTAAAGATACATTCATTGAATTGCATCCTGATGGAACTATTCAGATACATTCATTTAAGAATGCTGAAGTATTAGTAGATGAAGACTTTAACATTGAAGCAAAAGGTGCAGTTAATATATTCACACAAGGTAAGACAACTGTATATGCAAAAGATAATATTGATATGCAGTCTGAAAAAGATGTACAGATTAAATGCGTAAACTTTAAAGTAGAAGCGAAAACTAATATTACACAAACTTGTGGTCAAACAATGGACTTAAACGCTGGTGCGAACATTGATGCAGATGCACCTAGAATTGACTTGAACTAATATTCTATGAATAAAGATAAAAAACGCAATTTTAAGAAATACAGAGGACAAGGTAGATAGATGACAGGTAAGTTTCAAGTTCTGATTGGTGGTGTAGTTCACACATATCGTCATATCGATGATATACCTATGTCATTTGACAATCTGATAGGATTTGAACCTGACTTTCCGCCGGAACCGCATACGCAAGAAGAACATGATTTGATTGATACTTTTCATGCAAAGTTCAAAGAGATATTTTCTAGGGAGAGATTATAATGCCAGCAGTTTGTAGAGGTGATAGCGTTGATACAGATGTGATGCATTGTTCAACTCCTAAGAGAGACAAAAGAAGTAGCAATGTATTTTGTAATGGTACAGGTATTAGTAGACAGGGAGATAACAATACACTTCATAAACTACCTGGTGCACCATGTCCTTCTCATGCGGCACCTATAAAAACAGGTTCATCAACTGTATTTGTGAACAATAAAGGTTGTGGTAGAGTTGGAGATAGTGTAAGTGGTTGTACTTCAGTCTCAACAGGTTCATCGAATGTGTTTGCTGGTGGATAAAGAGGTATAAATAGTTCTATGGCAACTACAATACAAAGAAGCACTAATAGTTTTTCGGATCTTGACTTTAACTTTACAAGGTTGAGTAGCACTGGTGATGTGGCAAAGAAAAATGATGTTGAAGCAGTAAAGCAGTCTATGAGAGCATTAATTTCTACTAGAAACTTTGAAAGACCTTTTCAACCTTTCTTAGGATGCGCTGTTGGTCAACTCTTATTTGAGAATAATACACCTATGACCAGACGCATGATTGGTAAGACTATCGAAGAAGTTATACAACACCATGAACCTAGAGCAAAAATTTCTTCTGTTGAAGTTTTTGATAATAGTGACAATAATGAATATAATGTACGCATCTATTTTTATGTTGTTAATCATACACAGCAAGAGGTTTTTGATACCTACTTGACGAGGACAAGGTAACGCATGGCACAGACTACAAAAAGAATTAATGTATCAGAAGTTGACTTTACTAGCATTAAGTCAAATCTTAAAACATATTTAACATCTCAAGATGCATTCAAAGATTACAACTTTGAAGGTTCGGCAATGAATACTCTTTTGGATGTATTATCATATAATACTCATTACAATGCAGTATACGCTAATATGGTTGCAAACGAAATGTTTCTTGATAGTGCCGTCAAACGTGATAGTGTAGTTTCTCTTGCCAAGCATTTAGGATATACCCCTAGTTCATCAACTTCTCCGACTGCTCGTATTAACATAACAGTTAACAATCCTGTTGGCGCACCAGCGCAGTTGACGATGCCTAAGGGAACTGTTTTTAGAAGTCGTGTTTCTGATAACAACTATCAGTTTGTAACAACAGCGGATGTAACTATTGTTCCCACAGAAGGAGTTTACACGTTTACGAATATTGATTTGCGTGAAGGTACACTTCTACAATTATTTTACACAAAAAATTCAGCACTCACACAAAGATTTATTATTCCAGAACCGAATATTGATACTTCTGTTCTTAGTGTTAAAGTTCAGAATAGTGTATCGGATTTAGAGACAAAAACTTTCACTAAAGCGGAGAACATATTAGATATTAAGAATACTTCTAATGTATACTTTATTAATGGTGTTGAAAATGGACAATATGAAATTACTTTTGGTGATGGTGTTTTAGGTACTGCATTAGATGATGGTAATATTATTATTCTAGAATATATTGTTAGTAACGAAGATGAAGCAAACGGCGCATCTACTTTTACATTAGCAACTGCAGTTGGTGGTTCTACAAATGCTACAATCACTACAGTCATTAATGCACAGAACGGTGGACCTAGAGAGACCGTTGATAGTATTAAGTTCAATGCTCCTAAATTCTACTCAGCGCAAAATCGCGCAGTAACCGCAGAAGATTATAAAGTTATTCTTCCTAAACTGTATAACAATGTTGATACTATGCAAGTTTGGGGTGGTGAAGATAATGACCCACCAGTTTATGGAAAAGTCTTTATGTCAATCAAACCTAAAACTGGTAGGGCACTAACTACATCTACAAAAGATGCTATTAAAAATGATATTTTAAAATCCAAAACCATGGTGTCTATTACTCCAGAAATTGTTGATCCGGTTTACATTTGTATTATTCCAACTATTAACGCATATTGGAATCCTAATGCAACAACATCAACATATACAGATATATCTGCTAAAGTTAGAACTGCAGTTATGAACTATGCTACTACTGAAATTAAAAACTTTGATAGTGTTCTTAGATACTCAAAATTGACAAATATTATTGACCGCGCTGATGTTGGTATTGTTTCAAACATTACAACTCTTAGATGCGAAAGACACTTTGATGCAATTCTAAATGTTAAGAGTAAATACACTATTAACTTTTATAATCCTTTATTTACTCAAGGTGTAGGTGCACCAACCAACTTATCATCTACAGGATTTACAATTGCTGGACTAGCAAATACACTATACCTAGATGATGATGGGGGTGGTAACATTCGCTCATATTATCTAGAAGAAGGTTCTTCAACTAGAGTTTATGTTAATTCACAACAAGGACAAATTGACTATGCCACCGGAAAAATAGTTATTGACCAGTTAAATGTTACGGCAACAACATTAGATAATAATGCTGTTGAAGTCTTTGTCACTTTAAACTCTAATGATATCGTCAGTGTGCGTAATGTATTGTTAATGATTAATGAAAGTGACATTACAGTTAATACAATTGTAGATAAAGTTGCAACTGGCGAATCCTCTGCTGGTGTTGATTATCAGACAACAGGTAGCAATGAATTAAGTAAAACTGGTGGTAGTGGTGTAACAACCGCGGCATCATCCATTGTAAGTAGTAGTGGTTCAGGTTCATCAGGTAGCGGAAGCAGTGGAAGTTCATACTAATGTCATTAAATATTATTCCAGATGAAATTAAAGGTAAAGTAAAGTCAATTGTTTCTGAGCAGTTGCCTGAATTTGTTGCATCCGACCATACAACATTTGTTGCCTTTCTGGAAGCATACTACGAGTGGACAGAATTAAATGCTGGTGCGATTGAAAGAACCAGAAACATCAGCATATATGCAGACATTGACAAAACTGTAGATGATTTTGTAACTTACTTCAAGCAAAATTACTTAGTTGATATTCCAGACAATATTGTTGCTGATAAACGGTCTTTCTTAAAGAACGTAAAAGATTTCTATCAAAGTAAAGGTACTGATAAGTCGCTTATTTTGTTATTCAGAATGTTGTTTAATGAAGAAGTTGAGGTTTATTATCCAAAACGAGACATGTTGCGTGTCTCCGATGGACAATTTACATCTGATACTATTATGAATATTAAACAAGTTACTGGACCTGTAACTGAAGCAGTTGGTAAACAAGTGGTGCAGGCAAATCAACCACTACAACCAGATATCAATAGAGCAACTGCGTTGATTGAAAATTTCACTGCCTTTGCTGTGGGTGCGAATTTCATTTATCAACTAGTATTGACCGACCAATCTGTAACAGGAACCTTTGTTGCTGGTCAGACTGTTACTATCGCTGGAGACACAGGAACTATTACTGGTGTTGTTGATGAAATTATTACTGGTGTTAATATTCCTGTTGCAGGTACATATTATCAAACTAGTGATAATCTAATTACAAGAAATTTAACTCCATCATTTCAATTAGAAGATGCTAGTGGTTATATTTTATCAGAAGCAGGTAATACTATGGTGACTGAAGATATTGGATCGTCAGCGGATCATGATATTACTTCTATAGGTCGAGGTGGAGTACAAAACTTTTTCATTGAAAACCGAGGGCGCGACTATAAATTAAAGGACCCAATTGTATTTACTAATAGTAATTTAGGATCAAACTCTATTGCTATAGTTGATAGAATTGAGGGTAGACTGATAGCAGAAAACTCTGGAGATGGTATTCTACTAGAAACCGGTTATAACATTCTTGCAGGTGATATTCTTGAGATTGCAAAAGAAGATGGAGACTTACTTACATTAGAAGATGGTAGTAGCATTATTCCTGAAACTTCAGACTATGTTGGTGCCGTTCACTCAATTCTAACAGTTAATACTGGATCAAATTATACAGAACTTCCTACTGTTGCAGTAACAACTGCAAATGGTGGAAGCGGCGCACAAATATATGCATTATCTAATGATATTGGTAGAATTACTAATGTACAAAGAATTAATTTAGGTAGTGGATATTCTCAACCTCCAGTAGTTGTAGCACAAAATAATATTATATACAAAAATGCCACAGATAATTTTAT